GCTTTCTCTAAGTCAGATCGTAATTGCTCTCCTCCCTCTGGTCCTAACTCCTGCTTTGCTTTATCTAATTCATACCTGTCTATAACAAGACGAAAGAACGGAGCGTTAGGTGGTAACAAAGCTAATAGTAATTTAGAAGCTAAGTTGTTAACTCCTCTAGCTCCTACTCCTTGATACGGTGTGTAATACTTAGTAGCGTAGTTATGCCCATCGGGAGGCATGATATAAGGAATAGTTAACTCAGATGAGGTTCTCCCTCTATCCAAGAAAGACCAACGCTGGTTCTCTAAGGAGTGGTATAAGCCTTGGGCTGTTTCTTGCATATTATTCAGGATTCCACTCAGCAGTATTTACTATAGCTAATATTTCAGAGTGAGAATACTGAGTTTTACCTTCTAAAAAACTAGGTGTATCCCCCTCAAATTTAACTATGGCTTGTGATTCGTCTGCTTTGTAGCGAATTGAGTTAGCATTATTTTCTACTACTTGGCTGAAATCTACACTCGCCACTTCGTCTGCTTCGATTATTACATAAATCATAATTATGGTGTCTCAGATGAATAAGTTGTTCCGTTTAATGTTCCGTTATTTGAGCCGATTATATCGTTTGGACTATCCTCAAATCTCCACCAATGTGATAATCCACCATTTCCAGAACCTTGAAAACTAGTTAAGTCACCTGGTGTTCCTGTTGTGCCTCCTGACCCACCACTAGTTCGTCCGTTATAAATGTCACCGACCTGACCTGTTGCTGTCCCACTGACACTTACTCCACCATCAGACAATGCTTCGGAATAAATTGCAAACTCATCAATGTAGCCGTTAAGTGAATTTGCTCCATTCAATCTAGCACCTATTCTAAAAGTATTACCACCGCTTGCGTGGGTTGTTGCATTCGATTCGCTACTTGAGAGTTTAAGTACACCGTCTACATACATTTTTGTAGTCGAGCTTCCAAAAGATACTACAATACAATGCCAAGCATTATTGGATGGTCTTGTTGTGTTATGGTAACCCTGTAAGTTACTTGCTCTAAACTGAAAAGTAGTGCTGTAAAACTCGATATACGAACCACTAGTCGCTTGTTGAGCGTTGAAAAGGTAAGCACCACCTGCACCCACATTTTCCCTAACCCAAAAACTAATCGAATAACTCGTGACTGAGTTTAACTCTGCGATTGTTCCCACATCCATGTAATCTGAAACCCCATCTAATGCTAAGGACTTGGTATTACCGTAAATAAATAGGTAATCAATATCCCCAGATAAAGTATAAGCATTCGAGCCTGTTGGTACTAAGTCTGCAACGCCATGTTGACCAATAACTGCATTCGGTGTATTTGAGCCGCTAGTGTATCCGTTGATGGTTGATCCGCTAGTGAGGAATCTAACTCGACCTGTACCACCTTGAACCACTCGACAATTAAATCCACTTGTAAGACCTGACGGAACTGTAATGTCAATTCTACTACTTGAGTTACAAAAAATAACTTTCCCATTCTCGGCATTTGTTAAAGTGTAATTAGCAGTTTTTGTGACTATGTTAAAAAATGCGGAACTAAAGTCTGTGCTTGCTGAAGTTGCTGCTGTACCTAGTCCACTAACATCAGTATTACTAAGTGTTACTGTACCTGTCCTACCTGCTACTGATTGAACAGGTGCAAGGGTCATTAGGTTAGTTGCTGTTACCTTTTTAGTGGTGGGCGTACCTGCGACATCGTCAACGATTGCTATAACATCCGCTCCTGCTGGAGTCGCTAGGTTATCTAAGTCTGTAAATTTTTTATTAGCCATGTTTTTAAATTAAGGTTCAAATAATAATATATCATCAGCTTCAGTAACCAAAGGTTCACTTAATTCTGTAAGTAAAGCTCCATCAATAACAGGAGTCTGAGGTGTATCAAATCCATACAAAGCACCAAAGACAGGTCTTACATATTGATTAGGTATTGTTGTTATCTCGCTAGGTTTATCTAGCTGATCTGTGAAGGTGATAGACATTAAAGAGAGTCAGTAGAACCTGTTGCGTATACACTGTAAGTACCATCTGTTCTCGCTGATACATTACCTCTGATCTGTTCGTAGTGTCCGTGGTCATCTCTAACCATGACAGCACCGTCAGATGTAACAGCTTCAGAGTGAATGACAAACCAAGCACCACCGATGTACGCTTCTATATCTACCGTACCTCCTGTGGTTACTGCGGAAGAAGCGATTACAAAGGTCCAACCCTTAGAACGCTCTACTGAGAATGAACTGCCAGCCCCTGCTGCAACAACAGATGATAGCAAAGTCTTTTTTGAGAGTGTGCGAAGCATGATATTATATAGTTATATTGTTATTAAGAAGACATATAGACACCAGTACCACCAGCTGATCCACCAAGTGTAGGTCTAGCAGAACGCTTTAACTGTGCTTGTGCTCCTACCTTCTTCTTCTTAGGCTGTGTTTGTCTAACAGTCTTAGATGCTTCAGCTACAGGAGGAGGTGGTGGAGGAGGAGCTGGAGGTGGAGGAGGTGGAGGAATATCGGGTGCTGACATACACATGGTTAGTCTTTTGTTAAAATGTTATTTTGTATTTGATCGTTATAAGTTTGTCTGAGGAATCTGATTACAGATACTTGACCACTCTTAAACCAAACATCTTTTTCTGTGTTCGTCAAGTCAGGACATTTGTCAGGGTATAATTGTTCTAAGCGTTTAATCATAGCCTCGCTTATAGCTGGCATTAGTTCATCTTCCATTATTGCGTGTCTCCAGTCCATATATAAAGTGGTGTCATTTCTCCTACGTAAGCTCCTCCAATGTTGAAACTAAAGAACTCCATAGCATCTTCCATTGTCATGTCATCTCTAATCATAAGTATCTCTAAGATTCCTTCAATAGAATAAACATATCTTCCATCGTTATACTCTTGACCTATGATAGCTTCGTCAAATCCATCTGCTTTTATCTGCTCTTTTTCTATAGGTGCTATCATTTATTATAACTCCTATCATCTAGTTCACTAGGTAAACTACCTTTTGTTATTTGATCTTCGGTCCACAGGAACGCACTGGCATTCCACAGTATAGCACCTGCGTGATCTTCTGATTCATCTCCTTCACTAAGTGCTAACAAATGTCTACTCATGCTATCTATTAATCTACTGAGTGGGAATCCGTTGTGCCAGTTGTTATCTCCGTAGAGTTTTCCTCCTTCTTCAAATCGTTTGGCAAGGGAGCGAAGGGCGATTGGAGGAATAAGGCTGAATCGTCCTCGTCCAGTAGCCCTGTCACGCTTCGCACCAGAGGCATAATGTTCTTTCTCTCCAGAGTTTGGTAGTTCTTCGGTGTCCATAATTTTGTTATCTGTTTTTGTTTTTTATTGTATTCTTGTTTTCTTAATAGTCTAGCCATCCAAGCATTCATCAAAGCATCTTGTTCATCTTGTCCTTTCTTCTCGTACATTGCGACAACAGATTCCCAAGTGTATCCGTGTTCATCCAACCACTTCTTAGCAGTCACAGCTCCTACTCCTTTTGCACCACTGAATCCATCTGTTGAATCTCCCATCAGTGCTTGTAGTAGGTGGAAGTTATCTGCTTCTTCTTCAGTAGGTTCATGGTATTCTTCTTTGTTATAATCATAGAAGATTCCTGGTACTCCTTTGAAGTCCTTGTCGATTGACACAATGATTCTCTTGTCTAACCTGTTCGGTCTTTCAGTAGCTAAGATACTTAACACATCATCTGCTTCTACATTAGCCCACAGTTGTGCATCTAGTTCCTCTATCATCCACTGCTTCATAGGCTTTAAGATGATAGGTAGTACTGACTTCCTTCTGTTAGATTTATAATCAGGGAATAGTTTCCTTCGGAAGTTTGCTCGGTCACTAAGTGCTAACACTACTTCATCTGCTTTGAGTAGGTCTTTGAATTGTTCTATCCTTCCTAGTACTCTTTGCTTTGCTACTGCCATGTCTGCGTGTACAGTCCAAAGCTCCTCTTCCCATTGTATATTTTCTTGTGCTATGATTGACGATTCAAATGCTAACACATCTGCGTCAATTAGTATGGTTGTTTTACTCATAGAATATGCTCCAGTTCTCTCTATATTTTTGGTATTTACTTTTGGTTGTTTGATCGACAGATAGACGAGTAGTCCGTCCTGTTACTTCCTTTAAGGGAATTAAGAACCATAGCTTCTCAGGTTGAATGAAACAAGCCACGACATCTACCTCTCTATTTATATGTTTCTTTACACCTGCCCTGCCTGTACTTGTGGCTATATTGTAGCTTTTATCTCTACTTTCACAGGCTGTTGTTTTTATTTGAACTTTTAATATACCTCTAGGGCAAGTAACAATGAAGTCCCAAGGCATCGCTGTAACAGGAGGGTGAGGCTCAAAGTTTCTCTTCAGGCACTCAGTTATAAAATCAGATTCTGCTATTGCTCCTATCCTATTACTTGGTGATGATGGCATTTCATTGTTGTTGTGTTGATTCTTCCAGTCCCAAGAGACATCTAAATCAGTTGTATCATACAAGTTTGCAAGGGACAAGTAGTAATCGTATTCAAGTTCTAGTGTGTCTGTGACCATGACTCTCCTATCTTATACTCACCATCCATAGGACAGTTTAACTTTAACTCTTTACCTGCTGCCTTGATTGCTTGTACTGCTAACTGTCCGTATGTCTCAGCTTTCTCAGGTAGTACTTCAGCTTGGAACTCATCATGTATATTACCTACGAATGAATAGTCCCTGCCGTGTTGCCATTCAAGACTCTGTAGTTTGCTGTACAACTTTATCAAAGCTACCTTCATAACTACAGCACCTGCTGATTGAAGTAACATATTAAGTGCAGAGTGTGGACTTCTAATAGGAAGTATCCTTCCATCTATACCCACCAGTCTTTTACTTCGTGTTACTTTTTGTTCGATACCTTTCTTCAATATCTTCAAAGCAGGTAAGTTAGAAAGGAACTTCATCTTTAATATCTTTCCTTCCTTTAGACTACCACCTACTATCTCTCCAATCTTTCCATCTCCTGCTCCGTAAAGGAATCCATAGATGAATGTCTTAGCTTGATCTCTAGTCTTTAACCCTGCTGCTTTCTGATTCACAGTGTGGATGTCTCCTTCTAGTATATTCCTAGCGTACTCTCCACCATCCCAGTTAGCTAAGTAGTGAGCAAGCATACGAAGTTCTAACCCACTCGCGTCACAACCTACTAACTTATATCCACTCTTAGCGATGAATAAACTACGGCACTCTTCACCATAAGGAACTCTACCAGCAGGTACTTGAGCTAGGTTAGGTGAGGAGTGAGTACATCTACCTGTGACTGCACCGTTTGTATTGACTCGTCCGTGTATCCTGCCATTCTTAACTAGCTTAAGCCATCCATTCTTGCCGTCAGCTAATTGTCCTAGTCGTTTGACTACTAATAGATACTCTAATAAAAGCTCGGCAGCTGGGTGGCTTATTTTTTTAAGAGTAGCTTCGTCTACCTTTACAGTCTCTCCGTCATTACTAACTGGAAGTTCAATCCCTAGTTCCTTAAATCTTTCTTTGATCTGTAAGCGACTGCCAGGATTAAACGGTGTTACTTTTTCTTGTGTCCCGATAGACTCAGCATCTTTAACTAGGTTCTGTACCATGCCTCTTTTCTTAAGTATATCTTTTAACTTAGCTTTGGTAGGTGCATTGATTATCTCTACTCCATCCATGTGTTCAATCTTTAAGGACCATCCAGCAGAGGACTTCATCTTTTCAACTTTAGGTTCAAACATTTTTTGCAGTTCATCCTTCAAGCGAGCAGATACAGTGTTAAGTTTTTGTTCTAACTGTTCTGCTTTATCCACATCAAACTCAAACCCTTTGCTTTCCTGTAGTCTGATGATGTAAGCGAACCAATGTTCTACTGCTAACATCTTCTTACTAGGGTTCTGATTTATTAGGTACTCATATAATGTCTTTGTTACTATGACATCTCGTTCACAGTACTTCTTCATGTCTTCATTGTAACTGTCCCAAGCACCTTCTTCTTCTCCGTAAGATAGCTTTAATATCTCACCCATCCTGAGACCCCAGGCTTTTAAGCTGTGACTACCAATCATTTTAGTGTCAAAATTTTTTCTACTAAAATCATCTTCCTTTAAGTCTGGATTCAAACACCTACTCATAACGAGGGTGTCTTGTACTTGGACTAAAGGAGGATAGAAGTTATACAGTTTAGATAGGGCAGGTAGGTCAAAGCCTATGATGTTATGACCGATGATCTTGTCTGCTTTGCTTAACATATCTAGTCCTGCCCTCATGCCATCACCCTCAAAGGTAACCATCTTACCTCCTATTGGATCATACACACTCATGCAATGACAGACCTTGAGGTCGCTCAGATTAGTGAAGTCATCGATGCCATTTGTTTCTATATCAAAGAATAGTATTTTCATTATGCTTGCTGTGTCTCCTTTTTTATTCTCTTTGCTGTTTTAAAAAAAGTTTCTAATTCCTCCTCTTGCTCTTCGTCTTCGCAATGAAGATAAGCACCATAAAATAAACCCGTCATAAACATTCCAAACCATCCAAGACCGTATATTCTTCCGTATGTATTAAATTTCATTATAAGCTTAAAAGCTTTGTGACCTCTAATAGCTATCTTAGATAAATCGCCCTCAACATAATTATCGTTGTACTCTTTTTCTATTAACCTAATTCCCTCTTTGCGGTATTCTTGTTCTTTCATTATGCTTGTTCTCTCTCCTTTTGCCATTTGTTAAACCAAACCATCTTAGGAGCTTCCTTCGCTGATATACACTCAAAATCATGTGCTACTGTCAGCTTA